AAAGATGATGGGTTTGTGCTGCTATATATTCGATTAAATCTATCTTGAAGTGAATTAGTTTCAATTTCTCCAGTTGTTTGGATGTGGTTAACATCTATTACACGAACATTATTTCCTCCTTGGTTTCTGATAATTACATCTGTAGAGAATAATCTTTTTAATCTTGTAAATATACTTTTATCTGCCATTTTTTATTTTTATTTTGTTAACCATGTTAAATCTTCATTATGACCTTTTATATTCATAGAGTATGGATTATCTACTCCTTTTGAAAAATAAGCTCCTTGATATTGATTTTTTCCTGTTGAAAAATTGTTTAATGCGGTTCTAGTTAAATCTATACCTTGTTGTTTAAATTTAAATGCTGTGTCTCTTAAATACATAGCAATAGAAAATGGCATAATTAAATCATCATTATACCCTTGTTGAGCTTCAGCTCTACCATTTTTCCAAATAAACACTTTCATTTCTTCTAATAATCTTTTAGATTGAATAACTACTGATCTGTCACCAACATATTCTTGAAATTTACCTATTACCATAGGTCTTGTTCTTAAAGACATCGTAAACCCTGCTACTGTTTTACTTGAATCCATAAACTGATCGAAATATGAATCAGCTGTAATTTCTCCATTTTTCGGAGAATAATATAAATTAGCATAGTTTCGTTCTTGAATGGTTTGTAGTGTACTCCATCCTATATTCGCATTTTCAACTACTAATAAAGCATTATTATACTCAGTAGCTACTCCTACTAATAGGTATCCAAATTCTCTAGTCCCAATTTGCCCTTTATATTCAGCAACTTGCGTATTTGACTCAACATCAATAACATGGAATGCTGAGAAATCCTTCCCATCACCCCTAGCTACATCCGCTACTACTAAATATTGACGAGTATAGTCTGGAGATTCCCATACCCATAAGTTGCGATCAACTCCTCGTCTCTCCAACGGTTCCTTAATATAAGTTTCTTCGTAGTATTTTATATATTCAGAATGGAATACAGTATCTCCTGAATTTGAAAAATCACAATCACACTCTTGAGCTGCTAATCTTGGATCTCCTAATAAGTCATTTTGTTTATCTCTCCATGCCTGGTCTCTTTCAGGATGAACATACCATGGAAGTCTGATAGGTAAGAAGTCATTTTCAGATGCTTCTGCTTTGACCCATGTTTGATGGAACCAATTTCCTGTTCCGTATGGAGTGCTAAGAACAATTGCTCCTCCTCCTGTTGCTAATGTTTGTTGAGCTGAGGCCCAAATCTCTCCAATATTTTCAATAAAAGCGGCCTCATCTACTAATAGTAAGGACACAGCTTCTGATCTACCTGCATCACTTGAGGCAGATGTTGCTTTAATTTGAGAGCCGTTATTTAGTTTGAGAGTTAGTTTATTGTCTTCTAAGGGTTTATCTTTTTCTTTTAACCATGAAGGTAAATTATCATACATAAATTTTACCTTAGTAACCATATTTTTAGCTGTATCCTGTTTAGTTGCAATACATAAAATATTCTTATCTTTATGAAATAACATTAACCATAAAGCATACCCACCAGCTAATGTAGATATACCTAGCTGACGAGATTTAAGTATTATAGAGTATGGATTTTTTTGGAATAGGCCTAATACCTTTTCTTGAAACGGATATAAGTGAAACATAATTCTTCCTCTTTGAGGATGACTAATGTGACAATATTTTTTCATAAAATGGGCAGGATCTTGGAGACATTTTATGTACTCCTGCCTCATTATATCTTTTATTTGATGTTCCAAAACTTATTTTTTTAATTTAATTTTAAAAAGCATTCCTCCTTGTATACTAACAGTTTTAGCATTGCTATAACCTATTCCAAAAGAGTATAAATAATCTTTTTTACTTTTAAATATAAATGAGGGACCTGCAAAATTTATTATGTTCGTTTTATCAAATCCAAGAGTTGCACCTAAAAAGAATTGATTTTTTGGTAATTCCTTTACTACTATAGTTTCTTTAATAACGGGATATACTATATGAGAGCTAAATTTTCTCGATTCTATTCTATTTTTTGCTATAGTATCATTAATAACAACAAATGATAATGAGTCTAATGTGAGTGTATCTTTATATAATCTACTTGTATAATAGTCTTTAATTATTGCTGAAGTATCTATGTTTAGAGGAATATAGATTGGAATTTCTTTTTCAATAACAATGTCTTTACCTTTACGATATATAACTGTATTTTTTGGAATGTATGTAGTATCAATCGTATGTTTAAGTACGCTATATTTTTTTCCATCAATTTTAATAATTTTTGTAGGTGTTGGTGGGTGATTACCTCCACATCCTTTAATAAATAAAATTATTAGGATTAGTGCTATGATTAATAAAGATTTAAAATCTAATTTTTTTAGAAATACTAAAACATTTTTTAATACACCTAATATTATACTATACATATTTTTCAAGTTGTTCTATTTTTTTCTCTAATTCCTTTTTAGCGGCAGTTTTAACTTTTAATGAACGTAAAATTTCATCTTTATCAGATCCTTCAGCTTCTCTATATTCAGCAGCTAAATCTTGCATATCTTTAGATAATGTTTTTAATTCTTTTTGAAAATTTAAAAGCTTTTTAGTTTTAGCTATTATGCTTTCTCCTTTTTCAATATCTTTAGATTTTGGTTCTCGTTCAAAAAAATCAGATTCAATTTTAGCTTCTTTAATAGCACTCTTTACAACACCTTTTAAATTATTTAAATCTATTATATTATCAAATTTTACATACCACTCATCTGGTTTATCTATTGGTTTATAAATTACCTTAAATTGTTTAACTTTATCCGTAGTTGATATATCATACTTAACTCCCAAGGAGTCTAATTTATTTTTGATAGAATTAATTTGACTTTGAGTTTCCTTAATTTTTTGCCCTGCAGTTGTTGTGATTGATGTTACGTTAGAATCTGTTTTAAGAGCATTTAATTCTGTAGGGGATGAAAATGATACTGGTTTTGTTCCTCCTTTAGAAGTTACTAATGCTGTTGATGCTTCTTTTAGGATCGAAAGTATTTCTTCTTTGATATGTTTTTTAAGATCAGATTTCTTCATTATATGTTTTTATGATAAATATTATAAAGAAAGTGCTTGTTTAACCTGTTCTATACGTTCTCCAATAGTACCTGATATTACGTGAAAGTTTTTAATTTTAGATTTGTGAATTCCTAATAAATATTTAATTTCTTCATCTATTTGATCTCTATATTCTGCGTCAACCGCCCTTACTCCATTATCTTCTAATTTTACACCTTCCGGAGATACATAAAATATATGATCGTATAAAGATATAAAATTTGATGCATAATTACAAAATGATTCTTTTTCTACCGTGGATATTGATTTAGATAAATTGGTAAATGCCATTACATCGATTATACTTCTATCTGTCAATACTTTATTCCTCAATAACTCGGAGCAACGTTCTGAAAGGAATATAGACTGCCCCAATAACGTGGAATCTGTGTTTAATGGAATGCCTAAATCTCTTAAATATTTAGAACGTTCAGTTGCTATGTAATATTCTTTAAATTGCTCTAATTCTAATTTAGCTAATTCATTTACTAAAGTGGTTTTCCCAACACTAACTGAACCGCAAAATCCTAACTTATATCCTTTTTTCATGATTATTTTTTTATAAGATAATAAATTTTATTTATACATCCAACTAAGTCCTATTAGCTCCTTGTTTAAATGCCGCAGTTTTATGGAATGGAAGTCCTTCTCTATCATTAACTGATTCTTTGAATTGTTCAGATGTATATTGAATACCATATAAGTAATATGATTTTTTAAATGTACTTTCTTTTTCTATAGGTTCAATAGCAGGACCTGAAAAATTATGGTATTTCCAATTTTGAGACTCATCTGTTCTAAAGAAATGATGAAGTGCTCCTCCTATCTTCATGGTTTTGGTTTCGAAGTATTTTTCTTTTTTAGACATATATTTTAATTAAAATTTTCTATAAAATCAGGGAAATCTTGGTTTTGAAGGATATGTTCTGCTACGTAAACACCTTGAGAACCTGCTACTGTTATACCACGAGCTGATAAAGCATCTCCAATAAAGTGTACATTTGGGTAATCTATTAGAGATAAACTAGAGTAATCTACTTTTACTTCAGGTGATAAATATTTTACCTCAGGAATATAAATACCCCAATCATCTTCTAATGTTGGAAATACTTTTTTCATATCTTGGATAAAATCCCAAACATATTTAAAGTAACCTTCCATTGCAGGTTCAACAACGTGTGTTAAAGTATCTAAACTAATTTGAGTTGCACTTACACCATTGCCTTCTGATGTAGTTGAAGGAGTACGAGACGGGCTGTAATATAAACCTGTATTGTTTGATTGTAATTTATTTACTACCTCACGTGACCAAGTAAATGGATCTTCAATGCCTTTAATTTCCATTAAAATACCAAAGTTGGTCATGTTATTTCTATATGCTTCGTCTTTTTTAGCATGTCCATTATATGAATGATCTCCATATGTTTCCTCTACAGCAACGAATGCTGCATTATTATTTGTACAAAATGAACGTAACGAAACACCTTCATCATCAAATTTTCTATATAACTTAAAGTCATATGAAACATCGATTAATTTTTGAAAGTGTTCTTGTGGTGCTTCGTATCTACAGCCTATTTGTACTGATTTGGGTTCATCTGGGAGTTTGTAATCTTGAGCTAATTGTTGGGCGAAATCAATACCACTCTTCCCTACTGCAAATATAATTTTATCTCCAAACTTAGTATTGTAATATTTTACTTGATGGTCATAATATGAATAAGTTAATTCGTTCCTTTGAAAATCAATATTTTCTACTTTAGTTTCCCACATAAATTTAACACCTTTAGATACTAAATAATCGTACCATCTTTTTCCTATTTCGTGTAAGTAATCTGTACCAATATGATATACTGGGAATAATCTAAGACCAAAGTGTGGTTTAATAAAATCAGGTTCTTCTTGGGGGTTTGAGTACATAATCTTAGAAGGATCTGGATGGAAACGTTTCCACATTTCAATAGCTTGATCCATTAATTCCATTGCTTTTTCTTCACCGCAATATTTTGATAATTGACCCCCAATTGATGTATGGTATGTTAACTTTCCATCTGAAAATCCTCCACTACCTAACCAGCCTGACATTACTTCTTCAGGCTTACGTTTATAAGGATCTTTTCCCATATCAATTACTGTGATAAGTTCTCCAGGATAACCATTGTCTACTAATTTTGTTACTGCATGAGCCCCTGCTACTCCCCCACCTATTATTATGATTTTATCTTTTCTCATATTTCTTTATTTATTGAATAATAATTATTATCTACTTTATATATTTTATTTTGTGAATGTTTTTTTATAAGGCTAGATATACCTGATATATTTCTATTAGGTAAATTTCTAGAGATCCATTCCTTTAGTTGGAATAAAGATTTAAATTCGTTTATTAATTTAAAATTAATATCGAATTGATATACTGTTTTAAATTTAGGGACTAAAGGTGTATTATCTCCTTCATATCTCCAAATATACCCCCAACAACTTTTTATTTTTCCAAAACAACAATCTTTTATTTGAGAATTAACATTTTGTTTTCTTGCTCTTTTATTATTTTCTTTAACCCATTCAACAGCTTCTCCTTTATTTTCCCATTCTTTTACAAGTTCTCCTTGAAAATTATACATTAAAACTTTTTTAGATCTTTTTCTGTGGCTTTTTGTTAAATTTTTAGTATGTTCTTCTGTAAAAGAACCTCCATGACTTCCTTTCAAATTTTCCCTCATTCTCTGCCTTACTTCTTCAGTATAATATTTTGAATGATTTCTTTCTTTTAAAGTTTTGCTAATTTTATCTCCTGTTCCTTCCTTACGTGGTTTTCTCATTTTATCTTTTTGTTCTTCAGTATAGCTTGATGGACCACCTCCACCATTATTTTTATTTTCTAATTTAAAACCCCAACTTTTAAATAACCAAATATAAAATTCTTCCCAGTATCTCCAATCCTCAACTTCATCAATAATAGTTAATATTATATCAGTACCATATGTAATATAATGTTTATGTTTTCTTCTAACTGTGTCTTTAGCCTTTCCAACATAAAACGGAACTCCATCTTGTTCTAATATATAAATTTTAGTCATAAAGTCTCATCACTCTTGAATATACAACATATTATCTAGATTTCCAAATAAAAGTGGCTCCAATCTTTCGATCGGAGCCACAGCTTCCATATTTTTATCTCTTGTTAGAGCAACCGGCTATGAAATCGGTTTAAATGTTTTATTTTTATATTATGATAAAAGATTAGAGATATATGTTTTAATTTCCCCTCCCTTAACTGCACTTAAAGCACTTTCTAAAGTGGCTAAAGATATATTTTTAGCTTGAAGTGCTTTCACAGCTGTAACTCCTGAGGCTATAAACAAAACAGCCACAATAACATGAAATATACCATTTGCTACTTTATGAGCTTTTTCTGGGTCTTTAACAAACTTTTTAACAATCGCTTCAATAGGAATTACATACAAATGATGTAATTGATCAGCAATATTACCCAATTTACTCATCCATTTCTGATAATCAGAATCATTTGAAGGTTTTTTACCTAACATTTTGTTAACTAAAGTACCTGCGGATTTCCCAAGTCTAGATATTAGACCCATAACTGCTGGTAATGCAAGGGCGATACTAGCTGCTGTTAAGATACCTTCATTTGCAGTTTTAGATACTTTTTCAAGTTCTTTTTCCATTCCTTTTAAAACACCATCCATCTCACTTTTAAGACCATCAATCACATCTTGTTCTTGATCATCTAATTCAACATTAGTTTCTTCTAGGTCTTGCTTATATTCAGATTCGTTAATAATACCTGCTAGCTTTTGCATACGTAGGAATTGTTCGCTTAGCATTTGTTTTTTCATTGATGAATTTTTATCTTTAGTGGTGTTGTTCCTTTATAAATACGGTGAAATGTTTGTTTTGGTATAAATATACAATCCCCTTCGTTAAGTTCCAAAGGTAATTTATTATCTTCTTGATATTTCCATCCTTTACCCTCTAAAATGGTAACGTGGCGGCTATTCTCATCCACATGCCATTTTAATTCAATGGGATCTATGTTATCACCAAACTCCCTGATAATTGTATTTTCCGTTGTTAAAACGTCAGTATATGGTTTCATTATATTGAATCTTTAATTGGACCACCAACTACCCAAGCATCGCAAGTTCGAGCAGCGGCACATTTAAATTTTAAAAATCTACAATATCCTAATTGTCCTGCTTTAATTACGTCAAATGGATCTTCTGATCCTTCATCGTTTCCTATTCCTTTAGCTATGCAATTTAGTGTTTTTTCTGTAACATCAAATGCCGCACAATTACCACAACGTGATGTTTTGGCTTCTTTTATGGAATCAAGTTTCCACATATCTGCTTTAGCTTGCCAAAACTTTTCATTAGGTTCATTAGGATTTAAGGGACCATATCCATATTCATTAATTGCCTTCTGTCTATTTTGAAGGTTTAACTCAATATTTTGGGTTGGAGACGGACATTTATTTATCTCTGCTTCGTTTAATATATCTGTTAATTTAATCATATCATTTCAATTTTACTCATTACTTCTGGGTTAATGTATTTTGGAAGGAATTGCTTGTATACTCTACTACGCTTTTCGTTTGTTCCTTTAATTATAATTTTGTCTATATCTTCACTATATTGATAATAGAAATCATTAATTATATCAGCCATTGTTTGAAGAATATTTCGAGCATCTCCTTCACCTGTCATTTGACGTGTATCTACTTTATTAAAATCTCCTGTATCCACTCCGAATGCTACTTCAAATTCTCTTTCTTTTTCTTTTGAACTAAATATAACTTTATAGGTATTCTCTTTAGTTTGAAAAGTATATTCAACGTCTATTAGACTGTTATCCTCCTCATGATACATTACATCATATTCAGAAAAAGGATAAACTATCTCTTTTAGTATGTCTCTTAGTTTGATCATTTTGTTTTACCCCATTTTTTAAAATAACCTTCATACCGATATTCCCCAAATAGTTCTCCATCATATGATGATGGAATATATTTATACTCTAATTTTTCCATATATTTAATATTATCTTTATTTATATCTTTTAATTTTAATCTTTTATATTGGATGTCATTTGGGAGTTTAGGAACATCTTTTAAATCAACATATAAAGTATTTTGAATATATAAATTTTTAGGAAATTTTTCCAAATTAGTATTTGTAAGGTCTAAACTTCCTATTATTCTTAATCCATCAGGTAATGATGTCATTTTTTTTCCTGATAGATTTACAAGTGTTTTTTTAATTTCTGAATTGGGTTCTATTAAATTTTTACTTAATTGTACTTCAGGGGATGATATTTTGATATTAGAAGGGATTTTATATGTTACTCCATCAGTTGATATCCCTTCGAATTTTAATAGAGAAACATCATATATTACCGCGTTTTTGTTAGTTCCTGTTGGTTTTGAAGCTCCATATCCTGATGGAGCTTTTTTAAGGGGGTAGAGAATACCTTTAAAATAATCACTGAGAGATTTATTTTCTTCATTTAATTTGTCTTCTAATTCTCCTGCTGAGGTGTCTTTTGCATTAAGATTTAAATTTTGGGTAATAGATTGAGGGATTTTTTTTAATTGACCTTCTAAAGGTGATAGTTGGATATTTGGATCAAATATTAAAAAATCAGACAAAGAACTTAAAGGAATACTATATTTTAATGAAGCTCCTCCGTAAACATCCATATTGCTTGATATTTCTTTAGGATTATCATAAACAAAATATACTCCTTTTCCTATTAGCCCAGAACTAGGAATTAAATTAAAGTTAGAAGCTATTATTTTTTTAGCAGTAGGAATAGTTGTTCTATGATATAGAAACAAAACATCTCCTTGAATTTCTTCACTTAATATTTTTTGTATCTCTTCTTTAATTAGTTTTTTTAAATCTTGTGTTTTCATTTTATAATAAATATCATTTTGTTTTACCCCATTTTTTACCTTTACCAGGTGTTTTACATTGTGCTGCTGTTGGTCTACAGGCAGGATATTTAGAGCGTTTCTCTCCTTCTTTTCTTCCGCAGGATTTATAACCTCCGTTTCCGTCTGGTGCATTACAGTCTACCCATCCTTTTTCTTTTCCTTTTGCTCCTTGACGGTTAAACCACTTATGTAATGATTCAGCTTCTTCTAAATTTTCAACTTGAACTAGGTTTGTTTTAATTTTTTCATTTCCTAGAGCCCAGTTGGCTACAAGTCTATGATGTCCGTCATAAATTACTTTTTCACCGTCTGGAAATTCAACAATATTTATAATAGGTAATTCTTTTGTATTTGTAATTACCTGTTTTACTTTATTGCTTTGGATATTAGGTTGTGTAATGTGAATGTCTTCTATGTTCACATATTGTTCTTGACCTTTATCTCTATTTTTTTCAAATAATTCGATTACTTCACTCCAACTATGTTGACTTTTATTAAAGATGCCTTCTATATTTTTTGCATCATCAAATAGTTTACCCTTAGGTAACTCATCAATTTTTTGTTCTGCTGAAGAGGTTGTATCTTCTTTTAAATCTTTCCAAATATCTCCTTTACGACATCTTACAACGGCTCCTGATTTGTATGCAGATGGCTTATCGTATTTGCGATCAGCAATACGTAAACATCTGTCGCGTTTTTCTTTTTCTTCTTGGAGAAGTTGATTGAATATGTCTATAAGCTTAATCACTTATTTTATGTTTATATATAAATATTGCCCTTTACTCCGGGAACCATTTTTTCAATTTCTTCTTCGGAATATTTTTTACTTATTGGGGTATTTGCTAAATTAAGATAGCCACCAACCGTTAAACCATTTGGCAATGAGGTAATTGGGGTATTGTATAAATCAAGATGGCCACCAACCGTTAGATCATTTGGCAATGAGGTAATTTTAGTACCATATAAATCAAGATAGCCATCAACCTTTAGACCATTTGGCAATGAGGTAATTGGGGTATTGTATAAATCAAGATGGCCACCAACCGTTAGATCA